TCTGTCTCCCGATAGTAGGACTAGAGGAGGCCCAAATGGCTTTAACAATCGCGACAATCGAGGATGTCCTCGATTATGAACCCCAAATACAAGAATACGGCATTTTCGACTGGGATGATGCACTAGCAAAAGGCAAAGAAGACGTGTTACGTCATTTGCGTATTGAATGGTTTCCAACCCAGCAAATTGGTAAATTTGATATCACCGTAATCGGTCTAAATGTAGAAATGGAAGAAGACAAACTGGATCCTGCGCAATTAAAACGAGCGCATGTTTACAGAACTCTAGCCTATTATATCTTTCCTAGATTAAGCAAATTTGAACCTGAATTAGATGTGTTCCAAATGAGAATGGAACACTACAGAAATCTGTGGAGAGAAGAAATAGATGATGTAATCAAGGATGGTGTACACTATGATATTGATAGTGATGGCACATTCAGTGATTTAGAAAAAGAGTCCACCTACTTTGGCCGATTGAGAAGATGATATGAGTTTTAGAAATGATATTGCAGACGATATAGTCAAAACCCTAAAAGAAATAACAGATCCTCGTCCTATTTTAGTTACACGTGAGCCATTTGATGTTGAAAAATTGGCTATCACGCAATTTCCAGCGATCATGTGCAATTCAGGTAATGAAGCACGTGATGATTATGACATGGCATTTCGTTCCGGTACAATCACATATACCGTTAGAGCATTTGTACGTGGAGCAACAGAATTAGATCGTCAAAAAAACGATTTGATAGAAGCAATTTCAGAAGCATTAGAAACAGATAGACGTAGAGGTACCAGTAATCCTGGTGTTAATACTTTGGTTGCTAATGTTGAAGTTGTTGATAGACTTCCTCCTTTAGCAGAGGTGGTCATCACTATCTTGGTGAGATATAGATACCGCAAAGGAGTAGAATAATGTATGTAGAAATTACAAAAGATGGTGTTTCTCAAAAAGTAAAAGAGAGATATTTACAGAACTTTCTTGATCGTGGTTGGAAAGTCACAGGATCAAAAAAGAACAAACCAGCAGTTAAGGTTGAGGCCACTGCTGAAGTCAAGCCTGTAGAAGATGAACCAAAATGGGACATCAACGAAGAGGAATGGGCTGAATCAGAAGAAGCTATGATAACAAATAAAGGAGATTAATTATGGCGAGTTATGAAGGTAGTGCAGGTACCGTTAAAATCCAAAGCGGTTCGGATGCATTAACAGCAATCGCTTCAGTGCGCAGCTGGAACATGGAAATCACACGTGAAGTTGTAGAAGACACTTCTATGGCATCAGGTGGTAACAGATCTTACAAAAAAGGTCTACAAACATTTGCAGGATCAATGGATATCGTTTATGACGATTCAGAAAACACAATCGTGTCTACTGCATTGAACCCAGATACAGATGACACCGTATCAGTTGAATTGTACAGCGAATCAGCTACAGATACAACTAAATTTGCAGGCGATATCATCATCACTAGTTACAGCGTAACAGCAAACTATGATGGTATCACAGAAGCCAGCATTTCATACCAAGGTACTGGTGCTATTACAACAGCAAGCATCTAAGGTATAATATGTCAGTAGGTATTAAAATAGAAGGCACAGATATCAGTAGATGGTTAGCTGATGTGGTCGAAAAAGAAAAGACTGCATTAAAAGCTGATTATAAAAGTTCTGTGGTTCCTAGAACACCTATTGACACAGGCCGTGCAAGACGTGGATGGCAAACTAGACGATCAGATATTAGGAACGATGTACCCTATATCAAACGATTAGAAGGTGGTTATTCACGTCAAGCACCTAAAGGTTTTGTCAAACAGGCAGTAACCTCAACTATTGATAAGAGCAAACAAAGGAAATATTGATGAGCAACCCTAACGTGCTACAAAAAGCAACTCAACACTATCAAAACCAAATCAAGAACATGAGCAGCATTGATGTTCCTGAATGGGATACAAAAATATGGTTTAGACCAGTAACCACTTTGGCACTTGAAGCCCAGGTTATTGATCTAGCTAAAAAAGACAAAACCGTTGAAGCAATGGTGGTCACAATTATCAACAAGGCACGTCATGAAGACGGAACATTAATGTTCAATAAACATGATAAAACTGCATTGATGAACGAAGTAGATCCAAAGGTTATATTGCGTATTGCAGAAAAAATAAATGGCGGCGCATTACCAAAGCCTGAGGAGCTGGAAAAAAACTAAAGGAAGATCCTGGTCTTTTATTTGCTATGCGGCTTGCAAAAGATTTGGGTCGAACTTTAGAAGAAATATTAGAGATAAGTTCTCTGGAATTGGCAATGTGGGTAGCATTCTACAACATTGAAAATAAAAAAGCCAGAGACAAAATGAGGAAACAGAAGCATGGCAGACGCTGAAATTATTGTCAAGATAGTAGACCAGACTAGAGGTGGTATTTCATCTGTTGTTAGTTCTGTTAATAAACTGGATAGTAGTGCCAAAGGTGCTACTACCAGTTTTGGTGGTTTAGGCACAGCAATTGGTGCTGTCGCTGCCGCAGTAAGTGTTAGAGCATTTTTAGATTTTGGTGATCAAGTTCAAAACATCCAAAACAGAATTGCCCTTATAAATCCCGAACTTGGCAGTGCAGCAGAAAATTTCAATCGCATTGCTGAAATTGCACAAAGAACATATCAACCGTTAGGAGAAGTTGCAGGACTTTACCAAAAAGTTGCTCAAAGTGCAAGCGATTATGGATTAAGTGTTAATGAAGTAGGAACGGTTACTGAAACATTTACAGACCTATTGAGACTTGCTGGTGCTGATGCAGGTGCAGCATCTGGTGCAATTACACAATTTGCTCAAGCATTGGGTTC